GATGCGTTTGATATCTGTTTTGAGACGTCTGTCGGAAGATGCCGTGACATCACCGGTTGCGTAAATGTCGCCGTCAACCACTAACTTCGAATTCGGGTTATCCACTCCGATGCCGACATTTCCACCGTTATAGTATATTTTCGTAGCGTCACCCGCATTATGTAACCATTGTGAACTTTCAATACCTGTTAGGTATTCCCCACTTCCGTGATATGCCGTGGCGAGCATACTCCCAGTAACTTGTAAAACGTTTGACGAATCGTCACCACTCGTGTCAGGTACACATCCTATTCCAATATTGTTATTAACCCTGTCAATGAAAAACGTAGGATCCTCTCCACCTGTAGTGAGGTTTCCTGAAACTAGCTGGACGTTCGTATGCGCCATCTATATTTAGCTTATATAAAAAACATCTTTGCAAATGACGAACAGGTCATTTGGAGAGAGTGTGTATTTAGTATCCGAATGAGATAGCCGAACCAGTACCTACAGTCAAACTCGTAAGTTCACCGGCTGTATTACGGGAAATGTATTCGACGAAAATGTTATAATTACCGGAGGTCAAATTAAAGGAGGGTTTAATGGCAACTGTTGTAGGTGCTACGTCAACTATAGAACTCCACGGGTTTGTGTTTGTATTTCCGAAAATAGACATGGGTCCCATCGCGATAGCTAACGGGGTCGCGTCACCACCACGTTCACCACCGGCTATATCGAGGGTCATCGTACTCACTTCTGTATCGAGGTTATCGAGGAGTTGTGCGACAATTTTAGCGTAAAAGGCGTGTTGCGAAAACGTCAATGTAAGTTTTGCGTTTTCGACTGATGTACCACTAGCGTACGTACCTTGATGACTGTACGTCTTTTTAGTGACACCACCCGTATTCGTGATGAGACCGCCTTCGACGTATACATTCCCAGTCGTGTACGTATTACCACGCGCTTCGATGACGTTCGAATAATCCCCATCACCATCGATAAAACACTTCGTACCTACAGAGAGGGTGTGTACAGGTGCTGTATTCGCAGCCCCGATGTTCGAGTTTGTGTACAATTTACCGTACACGTGAACGTTCATCGTTTTGTCATCTTCTGTAAGTGTGACAATATTGGAAACTTCCATAGCGCTACTGTCAGTATACGCGATCACGAATTCTGTAGCACTCGCATCGTAACACACGGCTACATTCGAACTTCCCACAGGTCTATTGTAGATATGCCCCAAATCAAAATTCACTAAATCCGTATTATTCGTACCGATTTCGACGAGCCCATCCTTGATTGTCGTGTTGGTGACATGAATATTAGCGATTGTACCTACCGATGTTACGTTTCCGGTAACGTAAAGGTTCCCGGTAACAGTCAAATCTCCACCATTTCCTCCGGCACCTGAAAGTGCTGAAATAGATAAAGGGACCTGTGTCCTAAAAAGTTGATGTGTACTTTGATTATACGCGACGAATGTATTGGTCGTGTCATCCGAACCTACACCTGTAAAAACAGATGCTAATTCGAGTGGCGTGATATACAAACCACCCGCACCTGTTGCGTCAATCTTTTCTTCACTCGCATTGAATACGATCGAGTTTTCCGCCTGGTCTTCTCGACAGTTTTTACCGAAACGAAGTTTCGTAGCACCACCGATAGTACTCAAGTTCTTCGGCATTTAATATAGTATCGCATTTTAATTTGCATACATGAGCCCCGCCATACCATTATTCACTCTGAGAATGTTATAGTTTACTGCATAAATCGGGTCGATCATTGTTTTCGTTTCGCTGTGTATTTTAACCGAATCTAATCGACTGAAATTCAACGATCCAGATGGTTGAAGTGAACTCGTGTTCAGACAGAAACAGTGAAGGAAGAAATCTGGAGACGTGACAAAGTTTGTGTGATAGTAACTCGCGATATCAACGTAATGCGGTTTAGCAAATTTATACGCCCCTATATCAGTTCCGTTAATACTCATCTTAATTTTGTTATCGATTGAAGTTAGTGTACTTTCGGAATTCGTGTTGGAACATGCGATATACTTGACCGGATGATTAAACGTGAGTTCTTGAATGTTTTCACCCGACGGTGTGTTTTTCTGTACCTGCGTAATAAGAATATCGTGTTTACGTGAAGTCATCATTCCCCGTTCTTCGTTATCCAAATAATAATAGTTTGCGTACGCTTCGACATTATAGTCGCTCGCTTCCGGACCCCAATAGATTCGTAAATCGACTGTATGATACTGTAAAGCTACCAGCGGAATAGCAGATTGAGGACCCTCACAAAAGAAGAAGCGAAGCGGGTAAAAATATGACCGGGCGCTCGCACCCGGGTGTGTACCGTTCGAACTTTTAGTAACGTTCTGTGCATACGTATCGATGGCAATCTTCTCCGTGAAATCATGATCCTGAACATCGATAACTTGACCGCCAATGATAAGCTCTACTTTATCGATTATTCTACCCCAATCCTGAATATCGACAGAGTTTGTGTTATTATCTATTGTAAAGTACGTATACCCCAGTAAATCACCGTTTCGTTCTAATCGGATCGATGACATGGAATTATTTTTCACAGCCCCTTGTATTGTTTGTTTCTCTAGAGACTGTGAAAAGTTAGAGTGTCGCTTAAATGTCGACGTGAAAAACGAAATTTCGGGATCTCCGATAATATGTTCATCTTGAGCCCCAACCGCTATGAGTTGTACGATCCCGGATGACATACTTATTATATTAATGGTATTTTTTAAATTACATATACGTAACGCCCTGAAACGATCACATCAAGTTTCTTTTCTTACATGTGAATTTAAACACCATGAACGCTTTCGTGGCATCTGCAACCTCATCACCATCCTGTTTATATAATTTTAGATTCAATCGATCGAGTTTACGGATAGGTGTGATATATTGCTGGGTAATGGGATATTCATCTTTGAATGTCACACTTGTTGCACCCGCCGTGACGATCGAACCGAAAGACCCATTTATATGATTATCAGGTCCATCTAAGTCTTTCTTCGCGCGTTGGAAAAACGTATTTTTCAATTCGTCAATCGAAACGTGGATAATATTCGTAGTGTTGGTAATGCCAGTGAAGCGGGCGGCCGTTAGTTGAACCTGTACGACATTTTCGAGGGGTGTAGGTAAAAAAACGGTAATCCCTTTTGTCATCTGGGCACCCGCCTGATCTGTCGTATCAACGATAACCGTGTGGTATTCGTGTTCGAAATCGGGGATAGTCGGCTGAGGCGCTGTAACGAGTGCCATTTATAATACACACAGAAATTATCCACTTAAAAATTCGGTATAAATTTAAATGGAAAGTGAAAAACGGGTTGAATGTATATTTAATCTACAATTTTGTAGTTCGCGTGGTCGCGGACAAGTTTTTGACCACCGCACACACCCCCCATACTGGTTGAGTACACGCTGTCATTCAGGCAGTCGGGGCTGCTCTTAAGACCGTTGAATGGTTCTTCTGTCACGGGTTGAATATTTATAGACCTGGGCTGGTACATACTCCTTCTATCCTTAAACAACACGGCGATGATGAGTATCAAGATAATCGTGATGGCGATTGCTTTCAGTGTCGACCTATTGGTTTTGTCGAGTTTCATATACTATGTACTGATATTTTTTTATAAAGTGCGTTAAAGAGAAAAGATTAGTTTCATTATACAGAGTAATGGACGGTGAAATTATTCTGGACAGGGGAGATACTTTTGTCATGAAGCTGAACGATAACGAACAAGCCATGATGGATGAGATACAATTGGATTTTACAAGGCCTCGAACATCTGCACCCCCTGCTGTACAGAGAATGCAAGGGTATGGGTCTAGAGAACGCTACCCACCGTCTATGGGGATGCAGGAAGATGTGGATGCATTTGCAAACCCGGTAAAGCAAAACGCTCCAGCCCCTCCCCGAATGGAAGAACCCGTCGACCACGGGGAGTATGTAGACGATACGCCATATGATAACGGACCTAGCATGGAGTATGGTTCTATGGAACCACCTGAAGATGTACCGTCACCCGGGTATAAGACGATTGATGAGGAAAAGTCGGATTTGGTGAATAAACTTGGACGCCTTGAAAAGCGAGGATTTAACGTAAACAAACGATTAAATGCGTATTCCCCTGTAGATGAACTCCGGACGGAAGTGAAGCGTATTACATACAGTATCGAGGTTGATAAATCTGTTAAATTCTCACGACGTATGTTGATCGCGTGTGTGACGGGTTTGGAATTCTTAAACAAACGGTATAACCCGTTTGAGATCCAACTTGAGGGTTGGTCTGAAAATGTAATGGAGACACAGGACGATTATGATGAAGTGTTTGAAGAACTTTTTGTGAAGTACCGCACGAAGATGAATATTGCCCCCGAAGTCAAGCTTATTATGATGCTTGGTGGAAGTGCTATGATGTTTCATCTCACAAACAGCATGTTCAAGCAGGTCATGCCAAACATGAATGATGTTATGAAACAGAACCCTGATTTGGTGAACAGTATGATGAGTGCGGTTCAAAATACCATGTCAAGTAATAACAAGAGTTCAGCGCCGGCATCGAACGGCGAACAATACGAAATGAAGGGACCCGGTCTCGACATTTCAAGCTTGATGGGTGGTATCATGATGCCCCCGACACCTCCCATGAACACGACACCCATGCAGAGATCCGTCGAGTACACACCCGATGTTCCCGATGACGGTGATGATATATCCGACATTGTCTCAGAGAATGGTGCTGTAGATGAAGGTGATGATGAAGTGAAGGAGGTTAAAATGTCAGCGGCGAAGGCGAAGCGTGGACGTAAGAAGAAGGTTGAAATTAATTTGTGAACATAGTATAAATGATAGGGTATGCTCCTATAGATTTCGACGACCCGCTCGAAATCCCTGCGAATTTCCGAAAGCGGGAAGTCGTGGATGAAAAATTTGAAAAAGTGCAAAAGAACGAAGTTGTAAAGGCTCAGCCCGCCATCGATGAAACCACGGAATGCAATTACGTTGTCATGTTTTTCATCGTTGGAGTTCTCGCGCTTGCCGCGATGGACTCTGTTAAGAAGTAAGTATATTTTACCCGTTTTAGTTTTCCTAAAATGTGCAAAGTATTATGTAGGAATTGATGGCCATATAGGATTGGATGGATCTACGGTACTCGACGGTAAATCGCGAAGTGTCTGACGATATACCTTCCATTCTTCATCATTAGATAATACGATATCCCTACCCTGTGTCCAATCGGTTTCGAGTAATCGCCTATTTCGTTCCCCCCTGAGAACTTTGATAGGAAATTCGATACGAGCTTTATTTATAGCGGCTTCGAATGCATCCCTGTTAGGTTTTTCAGATCCATCGTCGATAATTAACGTATCGTATCCGAATGGGTGGGAACATGACCAATTTTCGGGTGTGTTTTCAGTAAGGGATTCGATAATTTCTTTTATGTTTACACCTATATCTTGCGGGAATGGGTGTTCTTCTTCCATCTGTATTAGTATTATATTTTTGTTCTTTAAGATATTTTATAAATAGAGAACCCAGGTGCACTATTGCCGCCTGCATGCAAATTAAAGGCACCTAAAATCATTCTTAACTGGTTGTTAGTATTACAATATACCAATTCGTGTCCCGTAACAACTATATACGGCGACAAGCCGCCGTAATATGGTGGGTTGTTTCCACTATATAAACCCGCCAGTGGTCTTGAAAAATAACGCTGAAATTGTATACCGTTTTTATACATATTAACATACGTAGGCGTCGTGGAAGTCTGATTATTCATATCAACTGTCACGTAAAAATCTATTATATACCAACCAGTGGATGGACATGTATACACACCGGTTCCTGTATTGTAAAGACCCGGTGTACTATTCGAATCGAGATTCGGTGGTTTCCAATCCCCGTTATAACCCCCCCCTGTAGTATGATACAACCGGACCCAATTAGACGTACCACCACCACCGCCAGACGGTGCTCCAGGTCCGGACATTGACCCTCCTATATATAAATCCCCAACTGCCATACCCGCATAATTTGACGTTATAGTTTGAGAATTATTTTCTGGGTTTGTTTCCGTCTGATAAGTAGAAGATTGCCCCTGACCAACTGGACAAAGAAGTCGTAACCACCCATCATTACCGGGTGCAAATGTATACATGTCACCGTCCGACGGTATAGCACTGTTCAAAGCAGTTGCTGCATAGCCTTCACCGACAAAACCAGCCGATGACCCAGCAATTAAACGAAGACCTGCTTGTACTCGCGAATTTGAAGTCCCTGTACGTATAGAGACGAGCTGTCTCGGCTCATTTGCCATGGGGTTACTACTATAATACGTCATACCACGTTGACCACCGAACGGGTTATTCATATCCGTGATAGATACACACGGAGATTCGCGGTATTTGTGATTTCCTTGACTTGATTGTGCGGATTGTAATTGAAATTCGATTTTAGGTGCTTTTATACGTACTCGATCACCGAAAAAATCACGTTTATTCCAATCAGCATCCTGGACAGTGTCACCAAAAGGTGTATGAAGTTCACTATAAAATTTCGAAATCAAAAGTTCGTTATCGTGTTTGTAACCCGTAGCCGATGTCGAACCAGTATATACAGCGTCGTGTGTACCTAACCATCTGGATTCTAGAGTGGTAGCTGCTTCAGTGGTATTTTCACCTTTTCGACCACCAAATTTTATACGTGCGTGATCGACAGAACCACCCGAAGACCCCACCGTCAAATTATCACATTTTACATACCCTTCAAATAAACTATTTCCACGGAACACACTCGTTAACCTATAACGATATATAACTATTAGACCCGTCCCCTTCCCGTTATTGGTTGCAGGTGTTGTATTATTTCCTGCCCCGCTAGTTATACCAAAAGCTTCTGGGTAAGCTGGGTGTGATATCACACAACTAGCACCGTTATGCGCAGCGCTTCTATACCCACTTAAATACCCTTTACCCCCAACAATGTTCGGGATATGTGCTGTCGTACCGAACTCTATCGTATTAGGTCCCACCCCCGAGCCACCTGTCCGTACTATTGGACCAGCTGGGTAAAATGTCGTGCCAGAGAAATCGTACGGGATAATCGAATACGAACTTTCACGACTTCCAACAAATAAACGCGAGCCATCTTCACTCATAGATATATTCCATGAGGCCCACGATCCATTTTGTCTCACGAATGACCACGGTCCACCTAACGAAGGTGTGGTATTATCATCACGACTTGCCATGGGTTCATCGTATGCACTCGAATCTGTATTTAAAACGAAATACCGTGTATCACCGTGCGCTGCCTGAGCAGCATAACTTACATCCTTATACCCCGGGGATCCAGCGGAAACGCGTTTCCCATCGACCGATATAGAAACAGACCTACCAAACCCTGGAAGAGACGAATATATACAATTCCAAGCGGACATGTATGTATACCCATCCGGATTATGCCCTTTTATATCCGACCCAATTTGTGTGACACCTGTACTCCAACTCCCACCGTCTAGAGATTTAAGCACGCGTATATTCCCCACTTGAAAATTGGGAAAAATAAACCCATCTCCCATATTATTCGCATTTGCACCATAGGGTGATCTATCGTAATGATGAAGAAAACCATTCGGATAATTTACACCGTTGACGACGGTGTTATTCTGACTATCCGGATACCTGAGCGCTCCAGTGGCGTTGCCATCGACTACGGTACCCGTATTGGGATACTTATACACCGAGTACGGGTTACCAGCGGAAATGGTACCATCGCTTGGTAACTGTTGCGTATTACACGAATACGATGTTGAACCCGTATAATGTGGTCCGACAGTCGATATTGTATGTTCACCTAAATGGTGTGAAACATTACCAGGTGTTGTCGTCGCTGCTTGTGTACTCGATTGTATTTCAGCGATTTCGGTTCCTGGTGCCCCAACCACAATATGACCTCCAAACCCGGACATTTTAACCGAATACCCATACCCATTGAATTTACTGTATAGCGTTATACGTGTCGACCCCCCAATAGTTACAGGTACATCGTTAACCATATTCGTTCCAGAATTTGAATATACTTGTGTGAACTGACCACTCGCTTGTCGTTCGTACACATATATAGTATTTACATTTGGTGCACCAACAACGAAACGATCAGCTCTATCACCCGCTATAGAAACGCAGTGTCCAAATGAATCGTAAGATGGACTAATTGTTTGTACAAGAGTAAACAGATTATTATTACCGATGTCGTATACGTATACAGTGTTTATTTTCGGCGCACCCACTATGATTCGGCTTCCATCATAATTCATCGAAACTGATTCGCCGAACCAGCCAGCAGCACTGGGTCCGTTTATTTGTTGAAGAGATGTCCACGTAGAACTAGATTCTGACCAATCATATATCTGAATATACCCCCGCCCACTATTCCAATTTGGACCACCACCTACGATACGCTCTCCTTCAAAGTCTGTATCAAGTCCTCTACCGAATTGCGAAAATTCGTCCCTCCCGGATATACTACCATAGTGTTGATCACCGGCAGTGAACTCATCTGGGTTCCATGAATCGACACCATCAACGCCACCGTCACCACTCTGAATAGCGTAACTGTATCCCGTGTTGGGACTGGTCACCGTATACCCAGTATTACTCATGTCTACTATGATCCTAGATTATAAAATTTATAATATCACACCACCCTGACGAGGTCGCTCAGCTCTTATATCAATATTTTTAACAGTGAAGAAGTTTGCCCGCACTTCATACGATTCTACTAAATCAATTGCGCGTAGTGCCCGTGATACATACACATTTCCATTCACGACCAGTTTATCCGATGACACGTCATCAACTGAAACATTTGCACCTATTTGTAAGGTTTGTGTGGTTAAAGCAGATACATTCGCAATACCGACGGGTCCATCGGTATAATAGGCTTTCGTACCATCGGTTAAGAAGGCACCACCACCGAACGGGTTTCCCCCTTGTGTGAGGTCACCAGTGAAATTAATATCACCCGTGACATCCAGGGTACGTGTAGGTGTAACCGTCCCGATACCGACATTACTAGTCGCCGAATTCACGAAGAGTGTATTCGTATCGAAAGTGACGTCGCCAGTGAAAGAGGGTGCGGCTGAAAGAACGACACTCCCCGATCCAGTACTCGTCGTCGTTCCCGTTCCACCACGAGTCACCGGGAGTGTTCCAGCCGTGATTTTGGCTGCATCCAGGTCTGTGAGTGTAGTTACCAATGTAGCATCTCCAGATCCATCGAATGAACTCGTTGTCCCTGTTACGCCACCGGTTACTGTGATTGTTCT